TTATTTTATTGATTAATGGGAAAGCAATGGATTTAAGATTAATTGAAGAAGGTTATATTTCTCATACAAAATATTCATTTATTGAAAAACTTCGCCTTTCTTTATATATGTTCATACCAATACTAAATATACTTATAATACTTGTTGTATTGTTTAATTACGAAGAAACCTATAATGCTTTAAAACTAGAGAGGGTGAATAAATGAGCGAAGTTACTAAAGACTGGGAGAAGTATCAAAGAGGTTTAAAATATAATAATAGTTTAACTCCTAATTACTACGATACTGTAAATACCAACATATCGTTCGTAAGTGGCGATCAATGGCGTAATGTAGAGAGTAACGGGCAACCTACACCAACATTTAATATAATGAAGCGTGCGATTACATTCTTTGTATCATTTATAACATCAAGCAAAGTTAAAATTAAACTTAGTCCATTAGCTTATAATGAGGGTACAGAAGATCAAGAACAATTAGGGCAGCAGCACGCAAGCGAAATAGCAACAAATGAAATAGAAAACTTATTTGAAAAGTTTAAAATGGAAAATAAAGTGCGTGATGCTTGTATGGATGCTTCAACTATGGGCGAAGTTGGTTGTCATTTATATTTTGATGCAGAAGCTAAACCTTACAATGGAATGTTAGGTGAGCAATTAGGCGAAATTGATTTTGAGTTAATAGATGGTACTAATATATTCTTAGGCAATGCTAATAATGGAACAATATCTACTAAAATACAACCTTATGTAATTATAAGTGGTCGTGATATGGTAGAGACTTTAAAGGCAGAAGCGAAGGCATATAAGAGCGGAGAAGTTGATAAGGTAGAATCAGACACTAATACCCAAGATCAAGCAGGAGATATGTCTAAGATTGAAATAGAGGGTGACGAGTGGGGCAAAGCACTTTATATTATAATTTATAAGTACGATACTAAAACTAAAACTATTCATTCGAGCAAATGTACTGAATCAGCTTATATGTGGAAAGATGTTGACACAGGATTAGAAACTTATCCAGTATCTTTATTTAGATGGGAAAAACAAAAGAACCAATATCATGGTAGAGCCTTAGCAACTGGAATGATACCCAACCAAATATTTATAAACAAGATGTTCGCTATGGTTATGTATCACTTAATGATGAGTGCTTTTCCTAAAGTTATTTACGATAAGGGAAAGATAAGCGATTGGGATAATACAGTAGGTGGCAGTATAGGGCTTACTAACTTTAATCCTGGTGATACAGTTAGAAACGCAGCTGAATATATGCAACCTGGGAACATGAGTAATCAAATAACACAAGTCATTGACATGGCTATTAAGTATACGAAAGAAACATTAGGTATAAATGATAGTCTTATGGGCGATGTTAACGCAGAGCAAGCAAGCGGCGCAGCAATAGCAACGTCTGTTAAACAAAGTTCTATTCCATTGGAAAATCCAAAGGCTAATATGTATGAATGGATTGAGGATATAGGAAAGATTCTAGTTGATATGATGGGAACTTATTATGGTGAACGTCCTATAGTAGTCAGTAAACAAGGGCAAAAGAGTATAGAAAACTTTGACTTTAGTATATTTAAAAACTTATGGTTATCGGTTAACTGTGACGTAGGTGCATCCACTTATTTCAGCGAAATAGCACAAATTAATATGTTAAATCAATTACTAGCTATGAAAGACCCTTTGTTTGATATGATTACCTATTTAGATGCTTTACCAGAAGAATATAGGTCGCAAGAGTTAGTAGATAAAATTAAACTTAAACAACAACAATTACAACAGATGCAACAACAACAAATGCAAGACCAACAGATGCAACAGGATCAAGCGCAGGAGCAACAAGGGCAACAAGAGGCACAAGAACAAGGTCAAGCTGATGAAGTAGCACAGGGAGAGCAACAGGCAAAAGAAGATCAGTATTCTAAAATGGCTGAATTTATGGATAGTCTACCTCAAGAAGTACAACAGAAAATACAATCATTAAGTCCAGATCAACAAGAGAGTACAATATCACAGTTAATGAAAAATGATGTTAATAATAGTATGAAAGAGGGTAAATAATAAATGTTAAAACTTGAAAAAGTTAAAGTAGAATCTTTTAGAAAAGATAAACCACAAGTTATAAGTTATAAGTTAGGGTTATTTTGGTATCATAACAACAAAATACACACATTATTTTTAATTTAAACTAAACATCTAATTAATTTAGGTGTTTTTTATATACCTGAAAATGAGCTGCAAAATAGAATGATACCCTAGCAAATCGCTCACGCATAGATAGTATCAAGGAGAATTAAATAATGAGTGAAAATGAAGATTACAAAGATTTTATAGTAGCTGATAATGACGTAGTTGAAGAAACTACCGAGGATGCCGCTACACCTCAAATAGAAACTAATACAGAAGAAGTTAAAACTGAAACAGATGGTACTATAGAACCTATTGCAGAGGTTGAAACTCCTGAAACTAAAGAGAAAACAGAAACACAAAGAGTATCACAAAGAATCAACGAAGCAAGGCAAAAGGGAATAGACGAGCATATTGCAAAACAAAACTACGAATGGAATGGTAAGCCTGTCACAACGGAAGCACAGTATGATGCAGCAGTAGCAGAACAAGCAGAGCAAGAGAGACGTGCATCACTAGAAGAAAAAGGCATTGACGTAAACATGATGGATGAAGCAATAGCTAATAATCCTACAGTTAGGCAGGCAAAAGAATTAATAGATAATCAAAATAAACAAGCCTTAGTTAATAAAGGCTATAACGACTTTAATAAAGAGTTTCCAGATGTTAAGCCTGAAAGTATCTCACAAGAAACATGGCAGGCAGTAAATGAGGGTGCAACTTTAGTAGATGCCTATACAAGACAAGAAAACAAAGAACTTAAAGCAAAATTAAAAATACAAACACAAAATGAAACAAATAAAAGTAAAGCGCCTATAAAGGGTGGAATTAGCACACATGGTTCAGATGAAGTAGCTAGTGAGGACGACTTTATGCGTGGCTTTAACTCAATATAAAAAGGTGGTTTTATAAATGGCAGTAAATTACGCTTCAAAATATGACGGTAAGATAGTAGAAAGATTTAAAATGAAGTCTTTAACAGAGGCAGCAGTAAACAGGGATTATGATTGGAGTGGAGTTGACACAGTTAATGTGTACACAGTTCCAACTACAGCACTTGTAGATTATACAATTAGTGGTTTAGCAAGATATGGTACCCCTACGGAGCAATCAACAACTGTTCAAACAATGAAAGTTATGAAAGATAGAAGTTATGCAATTACAATAGATAAAAAGACACTTCAAGATACACCACTTGCAACATTAGCAGGAAAGACTTTAGCAATACAGACGGATGAGGTTATAATACCTAAACTTTGGGTCGCTGCATAGAATATGTAGTAGAAAACCACTTTAATTGCTGGGAACTCCCTTGCGGACAATCAGCAGCTAAGCTATATTAAATAAAAGGAACACTCTAGGAGGCGTACCGATGGAATTATGGAAAGATATTTATGGATTCGAAGGAATTTATCAAGCTTCAACACATGGAAGAATAAGAAGTCTTGATAGAATAACACCAACCGCTATAAAACACAACAAATTTGTACTTAAAAGAGGTAAAATGCTTCAACTTAATTTAAAACGTAATGGATATTTAACTTTTGATGCTTCTAAAGAAAACATTAAAAAGACTAAAACGGTTCATAGGGTTATAGCTGAAACATTTATTCTCAATACTGATAATAAGCCAGTAGTTAATCATATCAATGCAAATAAATTAGATAATAGAGTTGAAAACTTAGAATGGGTAACGATGAAAGAAAATACGGAGCATGCTTCTAAGTTACATTTAATGGGTAATCATATAAATAAAACAATTATTTGCGTTGAAAATGATATGCAATTTATCAGCAGTACCAAAGCAGCAGAATGGTTAAATTCTACAAAATATAACTATTCTAAAGATGTGAATGGTATGGGTAGAAATATAAGATCTTGTTGTAGTGGTAAAAGGAAATCAGCCTTTGGATTTACATGGATAGATTTAATATAGAAAGTTCAACGACTAGCCAATATGGCGTACGCTCAAGTGAGCGGAAATGGGTGGCACTACGTAAAGTAGTTGAAGATATAGTCTTATCTATACAGTAATGTATAGCCGTTTTAAACGAATATAGCCTAACGAACTATATTGAAAATTCGATGGAAGTCGACGTATACAGACTAGCTGCAATGAGTACTGCTGCAATAACTAATTTAGCAACCGCTACATTAGCAATAACTAAAGATAATGCATATAGTGCTTTCTTAGCAGGTACAGAGTTTCTAGGCAATAAGATGGTACCTCTTAATGGACGTATTTGTTTCTGTACTTATGCTTTCTATTCTTTAATCAAACTTGATCCTAGTTTCATGTTAGCAAGTGAAATAGCAATGGAAAAACGTATTAACGGTCAAATGGGTGAGGTTGATGGAGTTAAAATTGTACCGGTACCAAGTACTTATATGCCCGCAACAGTAGGGTTTATAATTGCACATCCTAGTGCAACAGTATCAGTTAAGAAACTTGAAGATTACAAAACACATGATAATCCTCCTGGAATCAACGGCGCTCTTTTGGAAGGCAGAATTCGTTATGACGCATTCGTGCTTACAACTAAGGTAGATGGCTTATACAGTCACAAAATATCTATATAGGAGTGATCTAATTTGAAATTCATTAAAGAAGTTAACGGAAAAGATGTAGTAATAGAATGTGACAATGAAAATCTATTCTCTTTATATTTAAGAGAAGGATTCAAGGAATCAAAAGTGATAATAGAAAAGAAACACAAATAATTTAAGGGTGGACTAAAATCCACCTTTATTTTTTTAATAGTAAGGAGTTGATAAGATGGCAACATTTAAAATTAAACAAGGTGATACATTGTCATTTTTGGCTAATGTTGTTAATGCAAATGGCGAACCTGTTATAAACGCAATAAGCAAATTAAAATCACAGATATGTACCGAAAGAAGTGTATTGGTTGCAGAGTTTACAATAACTTCAACAAATACAGTAGGTCAATACCTATTTAAAGTGGCTACAGATGCGTTCCCTGCTGAAACCACGCTATATACAGATATACAATTAACGGATAATGGCATAGTTAATTCAAGTGTTACTATGACTATTCAAGTTGTAAAGGATGTGACGAAATGATAGAAGTTATACAAGGCAGTGGCGAAATGATACCAATAGAAATTTCATTAGGTGGGTTAGGAAGTAGGGGAGAACAAGGTATTCAAGGATTGACAGGCGCAACAGGTTTAAAAGGTGATATAGGGTTACAAGGTATTCAAGGAGAAACAGGAGTAGCGGGAAGCGATTATAATTATGATTCCGTTATTGCATCATTGACTGATATGTCGACACAACTAAGCACATTTGGCGCTAAGGGTGATGGAATTGCAGATGATACAATCGCAATAGAAACTGCTTTAAATTCAGGATTACAAATATCAGCCATAGCAGGTAAAACATATAAAATTACAAGAACAATAATGGTTACAAATTCTGCGTTTTTAAAATCTTCGTCTGATAAACCATTTTATATTAAACCTACAGGAGTATTTCAAGCATTTTCATTTGTAAGTACATTGAAAACTACAACGGTTTTAGCACAAGACGTATTTATGAATAAGAAACAAATTGTTGTGCAAGATGCGGTTATTTTAAAAGGTGATTTGCTTAATTTAAAATCTAGTACATTATGGTATTACGATAATAGAGCCACGACATTTAAAGGTGAAACACAACTTGTTGGCAATGCAAATTTAACTGGAATTACACTTGATGCGGTTACATGGGATACTTATAAAATAGCTTCTGAAACGGTTACAATAAAGGTATACACACCTATCACAGTTGTTTTAGATAACTTCGAAATAGTATATGATACATTAAGCGCATGTATAGGTTTGGTACTTGGCAATACTGCACATTCAAGATTAAGCCGTATTAAAATTAAAAATGCACAAGTTATGGGTATAGGAATAACTAATTGTTATGACACTATTTTAAGCGATATAGATATCGACCATACCAATGATGCGGTGACAGGTTTTGGCATACAAGATAACGGTTCAACCTTTACTAAAGTATATAATAGTAAGTTTACAAATGGTAGAGCAGGAATTGATTTTTCTGGTATTACACCATGTAGAGGTGGAATTGCAAAAGATTGTATTTGTATTGGGGAAGATGGAGTATTTGGAAATTATGGTTTTGGAACTCATGGGAGTGCTGAACACATTACTTTTGAGAACAATACTGTTATTAATAATGAAATCGCTTTTTACTCCAGAGGTGCAAGTATAAATATAAGAAATAATACTATGATAGGGTTAATAAGTTATGGAGTTGCAATTTCATACGGAACGAATGTTGAAGTTACAAATAATATATATCGAACAGGCATGGTGGGGAAAGATGTAAGTGGAACACCTAACGCATTACCTATGCAAATGATTACTTTTGCACAAATATCTACAGCAGATTTTAACGGTAAATTTATATTTAAGGATAATAAAGCAGAAGGATTAAGAAAATGCTTCATTCAAATCGGGGATATGAGAGCAATCCAAAAATTAGTTTGTGAGAATAATACTGTATATTTAAGAAATGAAAGTAGTGTATCACCAGTATACTTTATTTTTCATGGGTATACAGGTACAACGATAAGTAATTCTACTATATTAGATAATGATATAACCGTAGTAAGTGGAGTTTATACAAAGATTGAAAGTGTTGTTGTTATAGATTATGATACTTGTTATTTTGACGATATTGGTTTTACTAATACTGTTAATTTAGCGGTTTGGGGTGGTACAGGAACGCTTGCAAATACTATTATGTATTTGAAATTAACAAGGCTAAAAGATTCAACAAGGTTAGTTGGGTATATAAAATTTGATGTAGTTACAAGTACTGTGGCGGTAAGAATAAATAATTTACCTATACACAATGCAAATGATGAATCAGCTTGGTTATATAGTGGTGACCTTTTTAGACAAGGATTATTAAAACATTTTAAAAATTCAACACTAGATAGAAAAAAATTATATATTAGTTATGACCCAACAAGTTATGGAGCACTGTTTCCAGTTGGTACTGGATATATGATTCCTATTAATGCAATGTATTATAATGATTAAGTCGGTTTAGGGAAATAGGATGACACACGACACTTTATAAAAGGTGTCTTTTTTAGTTTAAAATAACTCCATAAAGGAGGGTTAAAAATGGAAACAGTAAACGATCTTTATACGAGATCACTCGCACTCTACGACGAGATCAGTAAAACTGGATTGCCGAATGAGAGCAAAACACAAGATTACAAAGCTAGAACTCCGTATTTGGCAGATATTCTTCAGAAAGAATTATGGAATACTGCTGATAATACAAGGATATTTGAAACTTCATTTATACCTAAACAAAAGATAGATTTACCAGAAGATTTTATGTTAGTTAAAACTTTGATGTTTAATGAAGAGGTATGCAATAATTACAGAATTGAAAAAGACGATACCGAATGTTTTTTATATATAAAAGAAACTTTAAAAGGTGATATAAGACTTCAATATAAGCCTTTCCCTGCTACTATCTATACTATTGATGATAATGTACGTTTAGATGCTATAACGTCTCTAGGCATATGCTATGGTCTCGCGCGTTATTTCGCAATGTCAGAACAAAACGACTTCGTTGAAAATATTTGTAATGCTAAATTTAATGAGATTAAAAATAATAAGGTTAGAGTTCCTGCAACTTGTGAGCCTATTCTAGACATTTACAAAGTAGGTGGTAATTCATGGCAGAATCAGTAATTAACATAGATAAATTTTTAGGAGAAAATGTAAGTCTCACAGGGGCAACAGGTCTTTTAAATGGCGAATTATCTTTATGTGAAAATGCTAAGATTACACCAGAATATAAAATTAGAAAGCGTGAAGGATATAAACAAACCTTTGTTTCACTTATAAATAGAATACAAGGACAATGGAATGGTTTAATAAACGGTTCTTTTTTTCATTTATTCGCATGTGGTGGGCATTTATATAAAACTATTTTAGGAGTTAACACAGACTTAGGCACACTAACAGATGCACCTACTAACTTTTTCTATTTTGGGACTAAAGTATACATACAAAACGGAGTAGAGTACAAGTCCTTTGATGGTACAACTTTAATTGATGTAGTTGGCTATGTTCCTAAGATTTTTATTGGCACACCAAACACAGGTGGTGGAACAAGTTACGAGAATATTAACCTTTTAAATGGTTCAGTACATCAAACTTTTAACGCTGATGGCATAGCAAAGGTCTTTACGTTATCACAGAGCGACATAACAACATTAGACAAAGTATTAGTCAATAAAGTATTAATGACCGTTACAACGGACTATACAGTTGATTTAGTAACAGGCATAGTTACATTTGTTGCAATACCTATAGTTGGACAGGATAACATAGATATTTATTGGACTAAGGGAACAGGCTCAAAAACAGAGGTAACAGGATACACGCAAGCAATACTATTCGGCGGTGTGAATGATACTAGAGTACACCTTTATGGTAATAACACTAATGTAATCTTATTTAGTGGTATGGCTGATGGTGTACCAAGTGCTGAATATTTCCCAGCTCTTAATACAAGTTCAATAGGAAGTTCAGAAAATCCAGTTACTTCGATTCTAAAGCAATATGACAGAATGATTATAAGCACAACAAAGGCTAGTTTTTATTCAACCTATGATTACATCAACAATATAGCTTCATTCCCTGTTTATCCTTTGAACGATAATGCAGGCAATATTGCACTAGGACAAGGACAACTCATATTAAATAATCCTTTTATAATTAATTCTAGTGTATGGGAAATAGTAGCAAGTGCTGTAAGGGATGAAAGAAATATTGTTAATAAATCTCGTAGGGTTCAACCTTTACTGGATGCTATAGATTTAAAAACTGCTATAACGTTTGATTATGAGGATTTAAGCGAGTATTGGGTGTGTGTAGGTAAACGAGTATTCATTTATAACTATGGTAATGACACATGGTATCACTATGATTTAGCTGACATTCCTACTTCGTTTACTGTAATTGATGGTGTTTTATTTATGGGAACAAGCACAGGCTTGATAATGGAATGGGCAGAGTATAACAAAGTTGAGTTTATACCTATATATTTAACTGATAATGGCATAGTAATTAGTACAAGAATTGAAACAGGATTCATGGACTTTGGAATTGCTTATAAACGTAAATTTTTAAACTTTGGTTATGTAGCAATGAAACCAGAAACGAGGTCTATTTGTTTTGTTGAGTGGGAATCAGATTATGACGCGAGTACAGACATAGAACCAATATACTATTCACTTTTAAACTTTGCAGATATACAGTTTGATGATTTTAGTTTTGAGGTTAATTATAACGCTCAACCATTTAAACTAAAATTGAAGGCTAAAAAATTTGCGATATATAAATTAATATTATCTAATGATTCATTAACTAATGCTATGACGATTTTGTCCGTAAGTTTACCTGCAAACGTAGGTGGCAACGTCAAGTAAGGAGGTTTTAATATATGGCTATTACTAAATTTACAGGAACAACAACATCAATCCAAAGCTTACCAGATAGACCGAATCAAACAGTTGGGTTTACTCCTGCTGATTTAAAAATAAGATTCGACCAATTCGCAATAGATTCTAAAGCGTGGTTCAATGATGTTATGTCAGTTGAAATTGACGCTTTACTTTTATCAGCTAATACCAATGCTACTACTGCGTTGAATGGGGTATCAGCTGCACAGTTGGGTGCTATTCCAGATGGTATTCTAACAGAAGTTAAAATGGCTAATGAAATGAAGAAAGATATAATTGGTGGTATTACTGCTTATAATACTTTTTTAGCACAACTAGGAGATTTAACAACGCTTAGTACAACTTCAAAAGTTGTAACAGGGGCAATAAATGAACTTTTTATAAATGCCAATAATGGTAAACAAAATTGGGTAGACGTTGTTGGCACTCCGTTAATTAATACGGATGCTTTTGCTACCTTAAAGGATAAAACACAAACTTTAAAAAATACAATGGCTAGTAATTTAACCATAAAAGGACAAACAAGCACAGGTACAGAGAGTTTGACAGGTTTAATTAATAAAATAGCTTTAGTTAGCACAGGCAAGAAATGGGCGAGTGGAACAACAACTTTAAATTCTGACGGAACATTTGCGGTCATGGGATTAGCCTTTACATCTTCTCTTATTATAGTTAATTATACACAGGTGTATACAAAAACTTGCGTTTATGGCGTGGGTGCAGGTATTGATGGGTACGTTTTTAAAGGTAGTACAACACAATACAACGCACTTATGTTTACGCCCATATCAGTAGTAGGTGGCTCATTTAGTGGGAAATTTCCAGACATTACTGCAGCTGATATTTTATCGTATAAAGCATTTGAATAGGAGGTTAATAAATGGCTAATTTGCAAAATATTTATGGAAAAAACCTACAATTAAGTAGGCTTGTGGTTTTCAAGATATTCAGTTAATGCGGTTTCTATTATTCTTGTCATAGCTATCATAGATGTTTCAGAATATTTTCTTAGTTGCTCCATTAATGGTTTTGGCAATGTTGTTCCTAGTCTTTCTCTATTTATTAAATCGCTCATTTATATCACCTCAAATATATTATAACATTAACATAAACTTATTGCAATACACATAAGTTTATGTTATAATATAGTTAAGGAAGTGATTTTTATGGAAAATATGAAAATTAATTATTATAGGATTTTTAGTAAAAGATATAACGTGATGCGTAATCGAGCTGATTGCAATGGAATTACATTTACTGAACATGGAAAATATTTATATTCTGGTACTATTAAAAAGATCGGAAGAG